AGACCAGCAAAGTTAGCAAACACTTGAGTGTCAATTGATTGAGCAATTGCACGGCCTGACTGGTCGCCAATTTGTGCAAACACATCACTATACGAACTGTCACGCAACATGTCAGTGATGCTATGATACACCACGTGTTCAGCCAAGGTGATGCTGGCGCTGGTTGTGTTGGTACCTTTGCGAACAGCAGTAGTTTCATCAGTGATCAGATCAGCAGTAACACCGCTCCAAACTGGAACTTGTAGAACTTTACCGCTGTTGACTGGAGCGTCGAACACTGTGACCAATTGACGTGCAATTGACTGCTCATAGGCCGCGTATTGGGCTTGAGTAACGAGGTTAGCGAATAATTCGCTATTTAGGCTAGAGCCGTTAAAAACATCAGACATTTAAATTTCCTTTAATTAAATTTTATCTCTTAGACCTTGGATTTACTCTTAAGGCCTGCATATATTTGTCTATGCTCCTTCAATCGCATGTCGAGTTTAGATACATCTACCTCAGCAGTACTATTGTTGGTAACATTGGACTTGGAGTGTGCAGTTGCTGGAGTTGCCCCGACAAAATGCGGATTCGAATCCAAGAATTCACGCACTAGGTCATCAACTAATAAAGGTTGTCCTGCATCATTGTAACGTACTGAACCTTTGCTATCCGTAACTTCCACTTCTCCATCACTATTGAGTCGCACCTGGTCACTTAATAGAGCCTTGACTTGATCAGCATTCACAGCACGATATTTGGCTGCGGCACTGACAAGGGGAGTATTAACCCGGTATTCCTTGATAATGATATCTCTTTTTTGGATTTCTGAATCCTTTTTCAGCGCCATCTCCTGTAGGGTCTTTTCAAATTCTCCACGCTTTAATTGTTGTTCTTGTTGGCGGCTGTCCGCTTCAGATCGCAATTGGCGTAGTTCTGCAGGATCACCTAAGTCTTCATAAGGCTTGAGTGCTTTTTTCGTGACAGAGGATTTTAATCCTGCCATCATATCATTAACTTCCTGCTGTGAGTAGAACTTTTCAGTTTCTGTGCTGGTTGCCTGGTTTTCAGTTGTTACTGACGCATCAGTTGCGTTTGTTGCCGACGTTTGGTTGAAGTTCATCGTATCTTCGCCTCTCTTTGAGTATGTAGTACTTATGTCTTATAAAATCGAACCGGACCGGGCTCAAAGTTATCCTATCAAATAGCCAGGCGACTAAAACCTGACTATTAAATTCTTTGTTATCTAAATTATCTAAATGTGCTGGTGCTGCTCAAGGAAGGGTTTGCAACACTTGTTGGCCTGCTAGACTGAATCAATGTTTCAGTTGGGGGGGTAGTGGGCACAGTCTCTTCAATGAGATCAGCAGTGGTAA